CGAGGTGCCGGAGAAGGTCGCGCCTTCTGCTAACACTTGCGCGTCAGCGTAGGTGATGTTTCCGGTCGAAGCGCCAGTGGCGGTAGTGGTGCCAAACGCAAACTTATCGGCGCTCTCGTCCCAACCCATGAAGGCGTTATTGCCGGTGGAGCCGCGCTCCATCACCAGCCCAAGGTCATTGGCGTTACTGCCGGCCCCGGTGTTTAACTCGATCAAGGGGTCTTTGATTACTGTGTTCGTGGCGTCATTCGTAACCGTAGTGCCGTTGATTGTGAGATCGCCGGTGACGGTGAGATCGCCCGCTATGGCGGCGTCAGCCGTAGTCTGGATGTCGTCCACCCAGAGCTTCCTCCACCTTACACCGGTTGTGCCAAGGTCGTCTGTGCTGTCCGTATCTGAGACGATAGTGCCGCCCGATGTCAGGCTTGTTACGGTGGCGGCGGCGGGTGTACCCCCTCCCAGCGTGCCGTCCAGCGTGCCGGTAAACCCCGTGGCGGTTACTTCGCCCGTGAACCCTGTAGTCGCGGCAGCGAAATCAACGCGCTTAGTGCCACCAAGGGAGAGACCGACATTGTCTGCACCGATGGAGTAGAATCCAGAATTTGGATCGGCAGTCCAACTATAATACGGAAGCGACGCTGTGCCGTTGCCGCCCAACCACTGAGCAGCAGTGTCTGTGGATGTTGTGATGGCGGTCCCTGCGGCGTTCCACGCTAGAAACGCGCCAGCCACAGGCGCGGGCATACGAGGATCGACGCTGCCGGCGTAGCTCTCAACAAATCTGAGTGAGCGTCCGACCTGTGTGTCGGTCTGCTGCGCCAACATGGTCAGGATATCGAACTGTTTTTCGACCAACTCGGATGGCATATTATCGTTCTCGACAAGGTCAAGTCCTTGCGTGAACTGCTCTACGCGGGAGATCAGCAGCGTCTCACCCGACGCAGGCGCCGAACCCATCGTCACGGTGCCACCAGCAGCGACCCCCGCGCCCACTACGGTGTAATGGGTAGAGATCGTCTGTACCGTCTCCACGCCGGTGCTGTCCACCGTCAACGTGACTACAAGATCAGCGTCGGCGAAGAACAAATAAGGAAAGCTGAACGCCGTGGCAGAGCCGTCACCGGCAGTGCTGACTCGTGTGATAGTCGTACTAAAAGTCATAATATTACATCCTCTGTGCTATTATTAACACAAATACCGGCTAATTATCCAGTGCGTTGTCGATTGCGAAGCCAGAGTAACCGCCCGACATCATCAACGCCTCTCGTAAATCCTCGAAGTCGTTGGCCTCGGTGAGCTTGGCGAGTCCACGTATCTCATCCATGAGGGTGTGCAGCGGCAAACCCGTCACCGCTGCTGTACCCTTCAGGAATAGGTCGAGCGCTTTCGATTCTTCCATAATATCTTCAAAGTCAAAGCCGTTCTCTTGAACTTCTAAGAGCGCCTCGAAGATGTCTTGCGTAAACTCAGCCGGGTGCCGGCCCTCTATGTCAACAATTGCATCGGAGCCGCCGGTTAACATACGCGCGAGGCCGTCAGCTACATCCCCAATAATAAAGAGGCCATTCATCGTACCAAGTAGCGCCGCGCGCCCTTGATCCTCGTCGTCCCAGGTAAAACCGTTGGCGATGAACTGGATCAGCGTCGGTATCACGATATGAAGTATGAGGATACGTTTGGCGAACTGCTTGCGGGTAATACGTCCCGCGCGCCTGTCTAGGATGGCGTTATACTCAGCACGCGTCAACGCGTTAGCGGACGACATGAACTGCGTCGCCACCCGCATCAGGCTGCTGGTGCGTTGCAGTGAGGACATTTGATCGATATCAGTTGACTGCTGCGTGGCGACGGTCATGCGACCGAACTCCTCCAGCGCCTGCGCCTCAGAGACATGCTTCATCCGCGCGTGAACGAAGGCGTAGCCTCCAATCGCGATGGCGGTCTTATCACCATACTTGATGGGCAGCATCAATATCTTCGCCAGCGTCGGTCTCTTACCGATAAAGTTGAAGAAGCTCTTATCCGATAGGATGGCCTGGTAGTCCTGATCGATGTTGTAGCCGCGATCACGGAATAGTTCACTTTTGTTGAGTACCCGCAACGCTTTTCGCGGATTGGCTGCAAACGCCAACAGTCCGGCGGTAAAGTCCACGCTTGACACGTTCTGCGCGTAGGCCGCGAACGACGCCATCTGCTTCAAGCCAATCTGAGGCTTGGCGCCGAGCTGCGCAAAGGAGAAGTTACGCATCAGGGTGGTCAGGATACTCTCGTTGATGATAGCTACGTCGCGCCCACGCTTCGCGAAATAGTCCAGGTCTTTTTTAAGCTCCTTCCACATCAACTCGGTGGAGGTATTCTTGATCTGTTTTTGCAGTTCAGGATCACCGAAGACCGCTTCGAGTTGCTGGACCTTCTCGGCGAAAGCGATGAAGTATTCCATCTCCGCGATGTGCGAGTGCAGCACCTGGAAGTCACTTTGTACCCTGACCTCACGGATGGATGGCGCACGGCTTCTGAGGCTACCCGGCGCCACACTACCGCGATACTGGATACTCTGAAGGAACTCGTCGGCGGTGGTGCCATCCTCCATGACGCGGCGGATGGGACTGTAGCTGTCCAGCTTGGGTAGTGGGATGCCGTACACCCGCTCGTACACCTCGGCGATGCGAGTGTAATATTCCGCGTAGAACTGTATCTGCGCGTCAACCAGGCGGTGATCTTCCTCAGTCAGCGATTGTGTAATCGCCTCGATGATCTCCTCGGTGTACATGTTGCCCTTACTCTCGTGCATCATGCTCTCGCGCAGTTTCGGATCGCGGAACTCCATGACGCGCTTACGCGCCTGGGCGCGTGTCTCGACATCAATCGCGCGCGTGACACCGTCAGCGTGACGCATCGGCAGCAGATTAAGGTACTCGGTCTCACTTTTCTGCAAGTAGCGCTGGAGGGTACGCTGTGAGGCCGTACCGATAGCCGCCATCGCCAACTCGGTAAACCGTAGTACCGACTGCCGGCGACCACGATCATGGGCGCGACTCTCGTGAAACAGTGACAGGTCATCGACCATCGTGTCGACCGCAGCGCCGTCAGACGACTGCATAATAAAGCGCAACTTCGTTGCCCACGCGGCGCTGAAGCCGATTATGGTACGCACCTGGAGGTTCTGCTTGATTTGGCGCCGGCGCCTACTACGCTGTGATTCGTTGGGCCGTTGGCCGACCAGTTTAGATAGGCGCTCACGCAGCGCGGCCACCTTGGCTGCTTTAGCCGCCCAGTTCTTACCGTGGATCGCCTTACCTAGAGTAACGCCACTCTCCAGAGCGGTGACGAGGTTCTCTAACTGGTCAATGTCAAGGCGCTTGTCGGCGTCCTTCAACCCTTCATCGAGGCGCGCCATGAGGATATTGTTCTCCAGCGCGGCCAGCGCGGACGGTACGTTTTCGGCATTGGAGTTAGCCATCTCAGCGAGCCGCGCCTGGGCGGCTTCAAGTTTCATGTGGTACGCCTTGCGCGCCACATCCATAATGCGCTGCACCTCAACACCGACTTTACCTTTGAAGTTCTTGACCTGGGTCTGTTTACCGAGAACGCTTTTGAGCCGCTTGGTCGCGTCTTTGCGCCGCTGCTTGGTCTCCAGCTTGTTGATCCGGTTCATAATCGTCGGGATGGCGCGTGTGAGCTGTTCGGCCGTCTGGATGTTCTTGATGGTCTTGATGAACTTCGCCTTGTTCTCGGTCGACAAGTTCGATGCATCGAGCGCTGCAATCACAACCTCCTGTGCTGCCTTCACGTTGCGCTTGGCTATCGTCACACCTTTACGGAACCCTTGCTCCAGGGCGCGTGTCTGCGCCTTACGCTGGCGCGCCTGTTCCTTGAGCAGCTCCGTGCCTTTCAGCGTGATGTTCTCTTCCGCCGCGAGGCGCGCCTCGTTACGCGTCTGCGCCTCACCTTCAGGTGTAAGTAGACCACCGCGTTCCTCATCGAGCTTCTCACGCTTCTTGAGTAAGGTGGCGAGACGGTTACTGAGACGCTTGAACGGTTTACCCGCTTTCTCGTTGGTGTTGATGGAGTCGAGCAACTGATCCGCGAGGGCGTCCATGTCACCGATCTCTTTGTCGATGGCCTTGATGCGCCCGCGCCTGATCTTCTTGAGCGTGGCGTCTTCCTCTTTGCGCGCTTTCTTCTGTGCTTTCGCCTGCTGCTCTTGAAAGAACTCCGACCGGCGGAAGCTTTCAGCCACCAGCAGCTCGGCCGACGCGGCGCTCATGCGCCCCTCTGGTGACACGTCGACACCGATGTCCTCCAGCACGGAGAACTCTTCAGGTGACAAGTCGTATACGTCGAACGTCTTCAGGTCTTGGGATATCTGCGCCGCCTTGACCTTACCCGCGATGGAGTCGATCTGCTCGCGCGGTTGTTCGGTGGCGCGTTGTTGTTTCGTGTCGGCGGCCTTCTTCTTTTCTGAGCGTTGCTCGACCACATCACCCACGAAGCGGGGGGTGGCCATCACCGGCGATAACGGCGCCAAAGCGAGCATAGATTGGCGCATCGCTTCAGCAGTGTCATTCAAGCGCTGCTCAACAGGTGTAGTGACAAAGTCATCTTTATCAATCAGCGCGGCGATGTCTTCACCCGAGCTAATGACCAACTCTTGTGCGCCCTCGGTTAACGTCTCAGCGGCAAACAGCGTCGAGAGGTTGACCACGAATTTCTGGAAGGCGGTCTTTCCTTTAGGTATCTTGAAGCGTGACAGCACACTGTCAACCTGGTTACCTAAGACCTTCTTGAGTCCAGGAACCAACTTCATTATCAAGCTGATAGGCACCAGCTCTAGTCCCGCCGCGCCAGCACCTGCAATAATGGCACCGACCTGGGCGGCTCTCGGGTCGATCAGTTTGCCATTCGTGTCTTTCAGCTTTTCGAGCTGACCATACGATTGACCAGCCGTAAGGATAAAGGTGTTCTCGACAGGGCCAGTCAGCGCGCCACCGGCAGCGCCACCAAACATACCGGGAATAGCACCGATACCAGCAATAGCGGAGCCTGCAATACCACCAGCCACAGCACCCTGCGTGGCGCGCAACCACGCGGTGTGAGCCATACCCATAAGAGTGGGTATCTGCCGCGAGGTGGCAAGCGCCATCTCTTCCCAAATACCATCAGGCTTGAACTCTGGGCCGAACCCCGCCTGTAACTCGGCAAGTTTGGCGCGTTTATCAGGTGTGTCGTTGCCCATCAATATGTCGAAGTATAAGTACGACATATGGTTCTGGTCGGTGGCTTGGTTGAAGCCACCTTCACTCAACGCCACGAGGCGCGCCACAGAACCCGAAGGCATTTCACGCACCTCACCCGTCTCGGCATCGGTGATCATCTCATTTGGCAGATCGAGAGGCACACCACCATTGAATTGGAACTCACTTGGATCAGGCGCGCCGCCGCCCGCAAACGGTTGTGGGTTAACGAGGGTGCCGCCTGTGAAGTCGAAGGTAGGGTCAGCCATACTACAGCGTCACAGACCCGGCATCACTCTTAGGATGCTTGGGCTTTTTATAGCTCATCAAAAGTTGCCTATCTTTAAGGAAGTATTTTATCGTACCGTCGGCAAGCTGCTCCACAGATATGATCTTAATGGAAGACGCGCGGTTATAGGCGCGCGCGCGCCGCACCGCCACACCTTTCGATGTCTTACCGGCAATGTTTGCGGTGTCCAGTGTCTCGAACAGCACCTTAGATACGACGCCGTTTTTAATAGCGGTTGTGAGGTCACCCATATTAAGGACTTTGGATGCCCTGAGATTATAGGCTAAATCAAGAACCGCTGCTTGCGCTGCAACCGGTAGGTCTGTGTATTCAGGTAGGGCGGCTTCCAGGGCGTCGTGCTCATCACGGAGCGCCATCTCGCGAGCCTCTTTATCATTAAGCTCACGGCCTTCGCGCGCCTCAAGCTCTAATTCACGCTCATCCGTTATACCACCTTCTCCAGTCGCCTTATTAGTACTTTTGTCACCGGTTCCTTCGGTAGCCAATAGGTGTTTTAAAACCGCTGTCACGGCGGGTGCGTCGGTGGCCGCGACAGGCTTAACGTCGGGTTTTGCTGGATCAGGAGAAAGAGCTGTACTACTGGCGGCGTTCGCCGATGAGATCAGCCCACTACCGCCGTCCATTTGAGCTTTGTTTTTTTCCTCTAACGCGGCCCCCGCATCATCCGTGCCATATACATTGGGGTCTAGCGGCAGTGGCCCGTTCAGATTCATCCCCTTCTCTACCTCACGAGCACGGTCTTGATGCACACCCATTCTCTGTGGGTTACCTGGTTCCCGGATGTAGTAACTACCTGTGGCGTCTTGGAACAATTGCGTGCCAGGGGGTGAACCTGGGAAAAGCAAATCGTCAGGTATGACGTTCTTCGGATTTATGCCGTATTCCCCTTGGATAGGTTCAGGGTTGTCAGCTAGATTTGTAACCGTTACGGACCCCGCCACTGGCTCTGTGGATTGAAGACTGGACGCATTGCTCTCTGGTGTCAGCGACCTTCCGTGTGGTGAAAGTGTTGGCGGCTTGTCCAGTTCCATAGACTGAAGTATCGCAGCAGCGGCCTCTTGAGGTAGGCCAGACGCGCCACCAGCAGGTGTGCGGTAGTAGTAGTTACCGTGAGAGTCCTGATACATCTTCGTACCAGAGGGCATACCTGGCAGCAGCGCGTCTTCAGGAATGACGTTGCCACCCTTACCACCGGATACCGACAAGGGGTCAGGGTCGTCTCCCAAGGGGGATACCGTGGCGGACCCTGCCTCTGGCTCTGTGGATTGAAGACTGGACGCATTGCTCTCTGGTGTTGATTGTGTAGATTCATCTGGGGTTTTACCGTTAGGCTGCACCAGATAGTAACCGTCTTTATCGACAAACGCATCTACTTCATCGTTGACGCCGATTGCTTTAAACACTTCAACATGCTGACCCGGTATTGGGCGATTAAACTCGTCCAGTATGTTGTACCAGAAGACATCCGTACCAGTGGCGTCCTTCTTGTGTAGCACTCGCTCGAAGGGTAAGGTTTTGACGGTTGGCTTCAATCTCTGAGCGCCACTACCGGTCGCCATCAGTATCTGACCGCTGGCGGTCATAATCCCATCGGGCATGTCATCAAAGTGACTGAAGGCAGGGTTCTGCGTGCGCAGCGCGTTATCTATCGCCGCGACTACCAGTTTATTCCCGGCCGCTTCTTTGACCGACCGGTCGGCGTCGGGTATCTTGTCAAACTCTTCGTGCAGTTCTATATACTCACGGAATACGCGTGACCGTTTACCTGCGTCCCAACCCTCATCGTCCGCCTTCTCGTTAATCGCTTGGGCGCCACGGTCGAACACGCTGATATTCCACATCCGCCCATATTTATTTTTAACATCGCTCGTTGCGCCGGCCTTATCCATTAGCATCTGCGCTGCCTCTTCAGTCCGACGCATGTAGTATTTAGCGGAGGTGGACGAGATGTAACCTTCAGCCACAAGACCACCCAAATTATTCTGGAAGCGTAGTATCTCCTCCAAGCTGGCAGAGGTTGTCATTTTGCCTTTCTTGCGTTTCATAGACATCGCGTTGTAATCGGAGAGAATGTTTGACTCGTTATCCGCTATCTCTGCTTCGGTTCGGTCTGGAATAACCCGGTCCCGCACTATCTGAAATAAGTGTTTGTACAGTTCATCTGATATCTTGGAGCGCAACCCTTCTAAGCCTTCGAGCGTAGTGATCTCACCACTCACCACAGCATCTAACGCTTGTGGATGATACGCAGCAAACTCGAATAGCTGTTTATTGAGCGCTTCCGTTTCCATACCATTGAGTCTTTTGAAGAGATCGTCCTCGAACTTCGTCATCTCCTCGTCTGTCAAAACACCCTCAAGCTCACCGGCAGCGAGAGCGCGCGAACCCTCCAGCGGGTTTTCTAACAAGCCATTCGCCAGGTTGGCGCGCCAAATAGGCAACTGCTCCAACACGAGCGCTTCCTTACCCGGATCACTGAGATTAGACACGTCGAGTATTCGACGGAAGTCAGCCTCGGCCGACACCATGTCACGTTGCCCCGCGTGCAACTCACTACCTATACCGAGAGAGATAGCGCGCATGTTGCCGAGATCAGCCTTGACGATCTCTGCCGCCTGGAAGTCACTGACGGTTTTTAGAGTGCTGTACCGGAACGTCTCAGCGGTGCCCGCGATAGCTTGCCTCTGAATATCGGTCATATTTTCAGTGTACGTGCCAAAGGCTTCGTCGAATTCCGCGACCTGCTCATCAAAGACGTAAGGAGCGCCGGTACCTGCGTTGCGCATAGCCTCACCAGCGGCGCGAGTTCGTTCTAACTTGAAATCCGACAGTTGCGCGTGCGCAGAGACCACGTCACGCTTGTCTTGTCGTACCTTGTGCTTCGCCACAGCGTCACTGAGCAGCGCGCCGCTGGTCTGTATAGCCGCGCCTATCTGACCGCCGAAGTCAGCCGCTGACGCTTGAGGGATGTTGACGGGGCCACCGACCTGGACGGGTGCATCATATGAGGTAAATTTACTCATGGTGCAGACAGCACGAAGGGCTTCGTTTTTGGAGCAGTTGTTTTTGCATCAAAGACTCCTGAATTAGCAGTTCCAGCAAGGAGAGTTGAGGCCGCACCAATATAGCCGGCAGTTTTCGCGTTCTTAGCCTTCGCGCGAGAGAGGGAAGCTGAAGTAGAGAAGCCCAACGCCGCCAACTCGCCCTCGTGCAGAACGTCTTGTATCGATAACTCCACTTCCGTGGCTTCATCTGCAATCACATCGCCGGACACGTCGTTAAGCCGTACCGTCCCCATGTGCTTTCGACCCAAACGCCTTTGCCTCTTAGCGGACTCAGCCGCTGACGCGCGGGACGCGATAGCGTTGTTGTTGGCGACCTGCGCATTGAAGTTGGCCGCATCAGATGCGGCTTTTCCCTGCTGTATAGCACCTACTGCGCTTATGGCGGCGCCCGCCAGCATGGCAATCATTGTAGCCGATGACATATTAAACCCCCGTCACTATGACACGGTTGTGCGCGGCATCTTTATGTGATGCCAATTTATCGACCTCATCAGTGAAATACGCTTCGGCCTCCGCAACAGAGGTGGCGTCAGTCGCCACAAGCATGGTCAGATATGATTCTGTATGGGCTAGTATAGCCTGCTTACGACCAGCGCTTGCCGGTAGCACGTAGTAACCGTTAAACGTCACAGGCTCCTCGTCTATATACACCGTCACATGACCGCTGATTATTAAGGTAGTGCTAACTTTAACCAGCGCGCCTGTAATCAGATATTGGGGGTACAGCACCATAGTACGACAGTACATACCGCCATGTATAAGATGGTGCGTCTCGGCCTGTTGTTGTGGTTGCTCCGACAGTAGCGTTTCCAACTGCGTGATGCTCGCCACCGCCGCAGCACTGGTGGGTATTGCAACCTCAGATACTATTAAGGCGCTCATACTAACCCCTTAAAGAACACGCGGTTGCGTTCTTTATATGTGGAACTCTTGATCATAACATCTTCCAACCGGCCCCCGGTTGGTGCGCTCACGAGAAAACCCACAGCGCCGCGTGTCTGCGCCACGCGTTCAGCTTTGCGCAACAACATTAAGCCAGCGCCGGTGTCACGCTTGTCAGGCGCCACGAAGAAACTCTCCGTGGCCGCTACGCAAACACCATAATGTGGGACAACCGAAGTTATCACAACAGCAAAGCCGCACAAAATGTCGTCGTGATAGGCGCCGAGAACGAAAATAATCCCAGCCGCGCACATGGCCTCGTAGGTGTGGTATTGGCAATCGACTGGGGGTAGACCCTCCATCGCTGACTCATCGGCGTAGCCGTCGATAAGTGTCTGGAACATGGGGTCAGACGACAACTCGTTAAAGGTGATCTGATGGGCCTCTGTCATAAGACCCTCGCGTATAGCGCGCAGGCATGGCCGTCAGGCGCGTAACCTTGCATACGCTCCGCTTCCATCTTAAAGCCAAGCATTCGCGCCCAGCGATGCGCTTCCGGCACATGGCAGTCAACTGTCAACTCTACGCGCCGCTCGGGCAGGCTCGAGAGGAATTTTTGCACGGCGCGGTGTATTTTTAAGAAGTTGCGGGGGCCAGTGTCCGAGAGGAACGACCACACCATAGCGCGGTTCTCCCACATCGGGATAGAACCGCCAGCACCAAGCACGGTGTCATCGTCCATAGCAGTATAACTGGGGTGCTGCGCCAACGAAGCGGCCTGCTCGACCGTCACCCAATCATTGAGGTACGCCTGCGAGCTTTGCAGTTTTATCTGAGCCAGGTGCGCCGCTTGAAAGGGTAGAATGTGAAACATTACCCGTCCTGTGTATGCAGTTGAGGCATTACTGCCGAAATGGTAACCGGCAGAGGTTGGGTCTGCCGGTAGAAAATATGGTTATCGCTACTGTACTCACCGTCCCAGTCGAACTCTACGTCCCCGCTAAAAAACGCTACTGCGGCATCCATAGAATCACCGCCCGCCCGAAACACTATATCGTCTAAATTATCCGCATCAGGGCCAACGGAACCGCCCAGTGTCTCGTGAAAGCGCATGATGACTTGCTGGAACCTGTTGACCTTACCCTGCGCCGTGCCTGTGGCCGAGCCAGCTTCAGTGCGTAGCGTTTGAAAATCAGAGGTGAAACCCAAACCAACATGCGCCTTGGAGGTAGGGTAATTCAAAGTAACGGCGCCCGACGCCACCGTCTTATTAGGATGGACGGCGCCTTCAGTCAAAATGGAAACACTCTGTCCTTCAAGATGCGACAGCCCCGACAGCGTGGACACCCGCGCGCGCACCTTACCGTCGGAGACGTAGGCGGTAAAGTTGTCCGTGTCAGATGTGTCAATAGCATGATGGATGTCACCAGCAGAGGTATATGTCGAATAGCCTGTGCCATTTATACCAGATAACTGAAAAGTATTGGTGGTCTTGTTGGCTACAGTGAAGCCTTTACCGTTGAGTTGGGTCATGCCGACGACGTTTCGGATCATAATCTCATCCGTATTAGACAAGCCATGCGCGACGGCGGTAATCACAACCGGGTTTGCACTCGTTGCACCGGATATCTGCACGGTCTGTTTTGTATTACTAAACAGCTCGAAAGTGTTGGTGGCACTCTGCCCTATCCTATATGGCACTTTGTTGGCCTCTGTCATACCGACGATGTCGGTCATGCGTATCTCAGCGCCATCGGCAATAGAATGTGAAGCAGCGGTCACGACAGCAGGGTCGGCCGCAGTGATGCCGGTGATGACAATAGGGGTGTCTAGCGACAGCCCGCTGTCTATGTAGAAGGCGTCCTCCTGGTCGTTGGTTTCATCCCAAAACGGTTTGATGTGCTCTATGTAGCGCACTGTGCCGCCGTTAATGTAGCGGTTTACAACGAGGTAAACCTCATCAGCGTCACCGGCGGGATTGGGGATGACAGCAACACTCTCGACTTTAGCTTGGGTGGTGCCGGCATCGCTGACGCCCCCGACAACATGCCGGCTCCACCCCACGACCTTTTGGTCGCGCTCATAGGTCAGAGCAATCAACGTACCGTCACCCAGAACGCACCATAGCACGCTCTGCGGTTCTCGTTGATAGGCCATCTGCACGATGCCGGTGCGGGAGATGTGCTCCGCAACCAGCGTCAGATCAGGCGCTCTGAATCCATCATCCTCGAATATAAAGGCTAATTCTCGAATTTTCCGTAACGCCTTTTGAACAAACAATATTACCTTGCCGGCGCGCTTCGGTTCGACAGCACCGCTACCGTAGCCAGTAGAGCGCGCGCTCTTGACGTTGGAGGGTGTCAACAACGTGCTGGTGTCAGAGGGCCGTGAGACCCACTCAGCCTCGAAAGTGCCCAGCAATAACCCTTTCTCGTCACTCATCATCCATCGGATGGGATCGACCGTGTCACCCGACAAGGAATCGGTCACAGCGCTATCGTCCAAAACAGTCCCGTCAGTGTCGGTCGGCGCCATGTTCTCAAAGTCACCGCTGACGGACAAGTCGTAGCGTAGTGGAAAGTCAGTTGTGCCGGCGAAACCTAGCCGGTTCTGATGAAACCCCACTACCGAAGGGTAACCAGTAGTGCCTGAGTAAAGCCCCAAGCGCCAGTTTATGGTAGCCGTCGTAGCTGATGCGTCAGGGCCGTCGATTGTGGCTGTGATGCTGGTCGTGTTGGCGCGTGCCGTAATAGTGAGATATGTCCAGTTACCGGCTGCGTCCTTCCAACGGATCAGGCGCCCGATGTCTGAAGCCTGAAAACCAGTGCCGCCATTAATACCGGTTACGGCCGACGCTGTAACCGTCACAGAGCCGCTAGTAGCAGACAAAACCAACGTAGTCGTTGTGCTGTTAGTGACCAGATATGGCCCATCTATGAACGTCACATTCGTAATCGACCACGCCGTGTCGGAGGTGCGGGTCATCTTGCGCGGCGGGTAGGATTTATGTGTGATGTATAACAGGTCGGCGCTTTGCGCGAAGCGGAGACTAAACAGATCAGCAGTCAGATATGTAGTCGTCAATTCAATCGGTGAGCCGGTGTCAATCTGCGCCCGGTCTTTGATGAAGCGGGCATACAGGTTACCAAACTCAATAATATAAGCCTGCGAGGATGAGAACACGAACTCCTTGATCAGGGTGGACAGGCTGTTTGTCTTGACACCAATAATATGTTTCGTACCAGGCCGACGCTCGATTGGCCCCTGTACTAGCGGGACCATGTTTAAACAGGTTTGCAGGCCCGTCTTGTAGCGGTCTACATCAGGACGGCCGTACAGCAGAGGCGATATTTCACCTCCGTTAAAATTATTTTGAATAGGGTCAGCACGGGGCATCTCAGTTCCTCGCCGTTACCCACTCGTCCTCGGGCGGCTCTGTCGGCGGTTTCTCAAAACTGTTGGTCTTACGTGCCATATTTCGCGCAGCTATATACTCGCCGCGTGCTAGCTCACGTTTCTTATTAGACTGTGTGACTTTCTCGCAGACATCGTTGGCAATACGTTTTACCAGCAAGTCTTGAAAGCACTGATCCATCTGCTCAACATCGGTAACGCGCTGCACGTAGATCAGGTTAATTGGGGAGGCGTGATCTGTGTGGATGTATCGGCCAAAGGTTTGGAAGTCATCTTGCATAGATGATCCATCCTGGCCCTCGGTCGGTAAAATACGCAAGCAGTCTGAAGGTTTCAGATAACGCTTGGCCGCACCGAAAGTTGGGTTTGTAGAATCAGCCGCAATCTGGACTTGCGCGCGCGCAAAGCCCCATTGGTGTGAACGCAGCTCAGTATCCCGTGCATGTTCATAGACGCGATTACAAGCCTTCGCCGCAGTGGAGTTCTGGGTGAGGCTTGTAATTGAGTTGGAGCCTAAACCTTGTAGCGCAAGATTACATAAACTAACGGCGTCGGCCATAGGTTAACTCCCAGGTTGGTACCGCAGGATAGAAGTGGGGGAGGGCGCTATAGCCCTCCCCCGTAGTGTTAGTCAACGACGTACATCATCGTCAATTCTATCGTGCCTGTAGCAGCAGCACCAGCAGTAACTACGGTGATCGGGATGCCAACATCGTTTGCATCCACGACCGAGTTACGACCAAGCGCCGAAGTAGCCGCAATACCCACGGTGGCGATTGCGGTAGAGGCAGCAGCAGCTTTATATTCATCAACGTCTAAAGCTACGACCGTACCTGCGGAGTTCACATAAGCCGCGTGGCCCACTGAAACCGTAGTTGAACTGCCGAGAGCATCATGTACGACCTCACCCGACAATATCCGTGCGCCATTCGGAAGATTGAACATTTCAATCGGACCGACTGCCAGAGACGCCGCTTCTGCTGAAGCGTAGGCAATACGGATTCGACCAGCCTGCTCGCTAGGCTTGATCATGGTCGTGGGACTGTTTTGGTCCCACTTCGTCTTTTGAGCGCTATAAGTAGTAGCCATTATCTATACCCTCCTATGCTTCTGAGCAGGTTATGGCGACGACTTTTTCCTCTTCAAGGCGGGTGGCACCAAACGTGCCTTTTACGTAAACCTGCGTTGAATTGGATTTGTCAGGGCGCTTATCGATCTGCACGTCGATATCATCCCAGATACCAAGATGTAGACCAGATTTCGCCCAACACACGACCGTGCGATCTGTACCAGAAAGCGCCAGACGTTGGCTGTCGACAAAGTTGAAGCCCATAAAGGATTTGATGCGGCCATCGACCAGCACCGGTTTAGTGGTGAAATCCAAGCTGATCGCCTGGGTTTGACCGAGCAGATCATCATGCTGTTGTGCACCAATGGCGCAGAACATAGGCTCGACATCCACATTCACCTCGGCTGCGATGAACAACTGCATCGCCTCACGAAGTTTAGCTACCGTCAGACCACCGGCAGTAGTGCCGGCCGTTTGGCCTGCCGGAAAGGCCGTAGTAGTAGTGCCATCTTCACCGGTAAGTGAGGATGCCGTAGCTGCGGTGATGATAAGATCATCCATCGCACGGCCGAGCGACATTGCGCCATTAACAGCATATGGCGAGGTCGGGTCGGCAATGGTACGGAGTTTATCAGCGTCATCGATGAGATCGGCCCATTCATAATCGGATGGGAAAACCCAACGGCGATCATGGGGAGTCTCAATAAGTGGCGTATCGGCATGGCGAGTGGTACGCTTCTGCGCAGTCACGGCACCAATTTGATTTACGGCAGCACCGGATTTGCCATGATAGGAATCTTCCACGACCATTCCGCGAAACCGCGAGCCTTGCTGCTGAAGAAGCAACTCGACTGTAGATTTGTAGTCAATTACTGACCAATCTAAGATTTCATTTGACATGAGGATAGCCCCCTCTTCTGTCGGTTAAAACAAAAGCTACAGGCTTGCCCGGAAGCCGGGGCCAACTACTAAGGCTGCGTCATAGCCGGCCCTTGCGGGTTACCGGCGGAACCGTTTCGACACCGCCAACATGACGATGCGCTCATTCAATATGTGACAATATTACATCAGTTGCTTAAATACAACAACCAAATTCGCTCATTTCATTGGCGGACGTGGTTTCCTGGGCTTCTTCTTCGTTCCGTATGACATGGATTTAACTCCTATTAGTATTACCCGGCGATGCCCGACGCGAGACGACTGAGGGCGGCTTTCTTTTCAACTGCTGCTTTATGGCCGGGGTGCATTCTATCCACCCACGCGTCCATAAATTCTTTATTACCGGTCAGTTCACTCAGCGCAAGGGCTGCTGACGACGGGGTCAGTGGCCCACCAGAACTGCCGCCGTCACCTTCAATATGACCATCCTCGCCCATCTTGGCGCCAAGACTATCAATAAACTTCATAGCGCCGGCTGGCCCCATACTGGCCTTCAGACCGGCTAGTTGTTCCGTGGTCATACCCAGCGCCACGGCGGTGTTGTCCACACCCTTCGTCTTATCATCGAACGCGGCGCCCCACTCTTTCTGCAACGCGGCAGTCTCGTTCGTGGCGTTCAGCGCGTTTGAATCAGCAGTAGTCTGAGCGGTAGAGCCGACAAACTCCCCCCATTTCTCGGCAAGGTAGTTGGTCTGTTTGTTGGTTAATCCAGCCTCAAAGAAGGTATCACCAGCCCATTGCGCGAATGCGCCGTTTTCTCCTTCTGGTGCAGCGAGGTTATATCCAGCGGCGTCTTCCGGCCGACCGAGTTTTGTATAGAAGTCTCCGGCCTGTTCAGGTGTGGCATCGTCGCCCAATAGTGTAACCGTGCGGCCAGCCTTATCGGCGCCAACGACTTTCTCCAGGTTGTGATAACTCTTGACGACATCTTCAAAGCTCCCACTGCGCATTGACTTGGCCTCGGCCCAGTCACGGGTCTCACCCACTTCCAATGAGTCCATCCAATGATTTTCCACAGGCGCGGCAGCAGGTTCAAGGGGGGCAGCAGCCGGTTCAGGGGCCGCAGCAGGTGCGGGTGCAGGGGCGGGGGCATCAGCCATCTAAGTCTCCGTTATTGGGGTTAAAGTGTTTCCATGCTTCTTTGTCGGTCATGTTCAGGTGCGCCGCAATACGCAGCCACACCTCACGCCGACCTTGCAGCACCATCTCCATACGTGGATCAGAAAGGATTGTGCTGTTATTTGCACGACAGAACTTCGCTAGATCATCCAGCACACGCTCACCATAGACGCCTTTGAACGTCTTGGCATACGACTGCTTGCGGGAGATAAGGTAGTCTTTAATTTTAGCCCGCACTACCCAGCGCTTTCATCACGCCAGCAGCGGCAGGCGCGGCCTCAACCATCTGTTGCGTATCAGCGGCTTCCTGTCGCTGTGCGCGCTTCTGCTCGACCGTCTCAGGTGAGGCCATCCAGGATGGCGGCATGGCGTTGATCTCAGCTAACGCCGGGTAGATCACGTCGGTGTTAAAGTGATCCAGCACCGACAGGTCTTGTGTCGTGTTGGCATAGGCCACCGCTGCTTCCAGCGTGCGCATCCAACCAGCAGCCTCTTCGGCGCGCTGGGCGCGATTCAGAGGGCTGTCATAGATAATCTCAAACTCACCCTCGGCCTCGATCAGCGCCTCGGGCATGGGCGGCAACAGGTTCTGTTGCTGCAACAGATCGATCTCACGCTCAATCATTGGGCCTTGGCCTTCAGATTGCTGCCGGCCCATTGTGGGGCTTAACAAGGCTCCCTTTTCTCGGGCGCGCTCTAACACCTCTGTAGCCGTCATGGCCGGCGTATCCACCAGGATTTGGAACAGCGTCACAAGGAAAATATCGTTTATTGTGGACCGCTCCATGTCCATCAGCTCTTGGCCCGCAGCTAAATTGCCGACCGGCAGTGCGTGCACCAGCGGGCGCCCTTCGGGCGATACCCCACCAGGATTGATATGACCCGGCTTCATACTGAACCCGTCGACTACACCATCGTCATTCGCTAGCAACACCGGCGCCACGGCGCGGTGACCCTGCGTCAACATGGTCTTCTTCTGCTCGTTGAGAACCTTGATCGCCGGCAACGCCATCATGGCGGGAGAGCGGCCATAGACCTCAGACGGCCCAGTAACGTAGCGTGATGCCTGGTAAGGGAAGGTGTTGAAACCACCCTCACCTAATATTGTCTGACCTTCCACTGCGACATAGTATGACGCGTACTTCATACCCCTATAGTCAAGACGCTTCTTATCAACCTCGACACGGGGTTTAACGCAATGGATAACCTCAAACTCTTTTGAAGGTTCTGTCTTTAGCGCAGACTTAACCGCATCGGGAATTGTACTCCACCGTCCAGCGTCTACCTTCTGCTGCATCAGGCGCGCAGAGATGTTGAACTTACGGGAGCTGGAGTCCAGGATACCTTGGTGATTTAAACCAATGAGTATCTCACGTAGATCAGTGGCGCGGTAGCGGAACCCACCCTCGTCATGCGCGTCGGTGTGTAGGATGCTCGTGCCGTAGGCACCGAGACCCATGTAGACCTCATGCTGCTGACTGGCGAAGTTCGCAGACGGCTTATACCGCTGCTTGAATAACATGTTCGTGACGTTCTCAAACCATACCTTGACATCATGGTCGGCAGCGAGCGCCTCATCGGAAGCTGTCACGCGGTGCCAGCGCTGGTTGCGCGGCGTCAACATGGCTTCCATCGCAGCGGAAAACCGCTCCAGCGCGATGCTGGCCGTGCTGTCAATCATTTTATCGGTGCGCTTCTGCCCCTTGGTCAAACCAGAGGAGGAACTCTGCATGGTCATGGCGTAGCGCGGCAGCACCCGCTCGTCTATCTCAGACCAGTGGGACTCCCATGTTCCGCGATCACCCTTCCACTTGTCGTGGGTCTTGATGATATCTTTTGCTATTTCACTCATCAGTCGGACAACAACGTGTTTGATGCTGTGGGCGGTCCCTCTTCACCGAAGATGCCCAATGGGTCGACAGCCTTCTTGGCTATCTTGCTGCGACGAACGAACTCTCCTGAAGGATTCGTTATCTTATCAACGATGCCGCCCTGTTTTGCCTGCTCTCCACCGAAGATGCCGGCCGGGTCTAAAATCTTTCCAAAACCACCCATCAGGGGGAACCTAACAACTTGTTTGATGCT